AAACTCTGCTGAGTCCAGCCCCAGAACTACGCCAAGTCTTGCTAACATTCCCATCATTTACCCCTTAAATATTTTCTTGGGTGCGTTCGGTGCTGATCTCATATAACTTTGCAAAGCCGTATTAGCGGCTGCGTCTTTTTGTTCCTTCGTCAGCGGTGGGTATAAATATTCATACGCCTTCGGTATGATGTCTTGTAGTTTAAAAGCGGCCTGATTTTCAGACCTCATGTAATTATATATCGCGCCAGTCAATGATCCTAGCACTTCTAACATCCCACGATTCCCGATAAGCCCGTCAACATACATAATACAAATATCGGTAAAGCGTTCTTCGTCTATGCTATCAGGATCAGTTCCATTAGCCGTAAGCATCGCTTTCACCTGCCTACGGACTGACCCCGTTATTTTCCCTTTACTTCCTCGTATCCGGGGGAGACTGTCTCGCTGATATTCTTAATCACCTGTAGCTGAATCGGCAGAGGGAATAACTCGTCTATCATAGGGTAAGTGATATTAGCCATATCGAAGTCAGCTTCCTCCGGCACTAGCAGTCGGAATAGTTCTGTAATACGTTGCTCCAATATTCGTTTGTTCGTTGCTGCCGCCTTCATAGAGTTGCCGTCTACTAGAACATCGTCCTCGGTAATGTGACAGTTCTCACTTTCTTCCAAATCTTTAATCAGATCTTGGTAGTAAATGTCGATGATTTCATCATCTATCATCTCCATACGAACCTGCATCTCCTCGAATTCTTTTGTAAGCGGTACTTTAACTTTAAAGGTATGACCGCCCATAGTGAATGATCGAGTCCTTACGCTTTCTTTATGCTTTACGAACTGTGAACCTAATGCCTTCTCTAGCTTATTCATGTCTTATCCTTTTATATTTTCTTCGATTTGAATTTATCTAAATTTTGTTTTATTAATCCCGCCAATTGATGAAGTACCGTTCCCGCCTCTCCTTCTAATGCCGGACGTAGAAATGGAGTCCCCACCATATTCTTTGTCCCGAACTCTGCCGCCGCCGCTCTCATATCAATTTTAATTCCGATCTGCTTCTCGCCAGTTTTTTGATTGGTGAATTTTGTTTTGGCTAACTTCTTTCCGGGTGCTGTTGTAACCAGCCCAATTACCGTATCAGTCTCACTTATATACTTCGACCTCTTGTCTTTTCCCGTAGGCTTCCTAGATTCGACCCTTAGAGACGCTGCAAGCGCACCAGTGTCCCTCGGTACTAATGCTATTGCCTGAGCGAGAACGGGCGTCATAGACTGTCTGACAGACTTTCTTAGAATGGCTTGGTTATCTTTCGGGCCAAAGTTGTCTGATAACTCTTGAAATACATCTTTTAGTTCTTTGAAGCCTGTAAATTTAACGGTGGTGTTAGCGGTGTTAACCATTAATCACCCTTAACAACGAGTTTTTGATAGATCGCGTTATTGAGTTGGACAGCGTAATCCGCTACCTCGTCCGGGGTCATTGTGTTGGCGTGATTCTTAGCTATCTCATAGGCGAGATGAATTCCAGCTATGCGCTGTTGCTGATGAGAGAACCAGTTTTTCTGTCCTGAGTTCGCTTGCAGAATTATATAGTCGAGTAGCCCTGCGGAATTGTCTGTTGTCATATTGTATTTCCCGCCCCGAAGGGCGGGGTTATTCCTTTAGGCGTTGTTTGACCAGCCGTAGTTCAATCCACCAATAGGATGTATGGTGAATATGAACTTGCTTTCTGCATTAGGTTGCAAGTCCCATTGCAGACCACCAACCATACCATTGAAAGCGTAAGCTACGGTATCGACCCCATCATATACAGCGACAACATAGGTGCGAACAACCGTTCCACCATAGCCATCTTCACGGATTTGCAGTTGTGCTACGTCAGCCGGATTCCAAGCTGCGGTAGTTGTTAGTGAGGTCACTTGATTCTGAGTTGTGACCTTTGCGCCAGTTCTTGCACCAGCGACCGAGTAGGCGGCTACAGCGTCATCAGCACCAAAAGCAGGTACAGCCTCGACAGGAATCTGTATACCACTAACACCAGTGCCACCAGCAGAAACCCCAACGATTGCTGCAACATGAGCCGTCCACACTGAAAGATCAGCTATGCTTAGTGGTGTTGGAGTTTCAGCAGACTGCATCCAGAGGGTTGCTGTGTATCCGGGTAAAATTTTATTAATCAGTGCCATAATAATTCCTTTGAATAAGATTTAAGAAATTTTGTCTTATGATGATGTTGGAATGTCCATTTTTACATCTAGTATAATTTGATTCATGCCGAGTTCGTTATCATAGGTATTGTATAACCAATGTACGTCTGCTTTAGCAATGAAAAATCCTTCTGCTAGACTACCGAATAATCCCGAGTAGCCGTGCAATTCTTGCAGTATCGTATTGCCCAGACTAAAAGCGTCTGTCATAGCCTTACAAAATATCGAAGTCTGAAAGATCGGCGTGTCGATACCTTTGTTATCCTGAGTCTGTCCAGTGTACACGGGCTGATGGACGTTCCGCAGTTGCCACGTTATGAACTTTTCTTCTGTTGCCCAATTCCGATTAAAGTTTGCATAGACTGGAACAGGATCGACAATCGCGGCAAGTTGATACTGTATAGCTTGGGCGTACACATACGGATTATTCTGGGTTGTCATACAGGTGTCTCCGGGTCGTTGCGATAGCAGATATAAGTCACCTTCATCCGATCATTCGATTCCCTAATGTCCGTAATTCTCCAATCAAATCCGCGCCAAGTAATACTAAATAAATTTTGATTATCTACGATCTCCTTATTGTTTGGAGTGTAGTTAACCGTGATCTTTACTAAGTCTTGATAGACTCTATATCTCTCGCTTATCCGTAATGAATTAGCTACGTCAGCCACAAGCCCTCGCGTCTCGAACCACGGAGTAATCGTGGTCGTGTATTCCCCAACGGTATCAACCCCGTTGGTGACGTTATTAATCGTAAGGTTCTCATAGCGAACTATAGTCATTAGATCACCAGCCTACATGACAAGTGGCTTGTAGGGACGCAACAAAGTATCCACGCCCCAACTAATCATCTGAGTCGTATTCATCGCCCCATTGCTACTCGCACTTCTATTGTTATAAAGGTGAGTAAGCAGCATCAATCCAGCCTGTTTGACTACTGGATAGAAAGCCATAGGGTTAGAATTCTGGGTGTAAGTAACTATGATCGGATTGTCTATGGTCTGATTAAGCGTGGTCGGTATTGCTGATACCACAACTCTATTCCCTGTCTGATCGTAGAAATAGTTACCCGCTGCCAGAGTAATTGGTGCATTACTTTCCACTCCGTAATAGACCACCGAGTTCAGCGTTACACCTGCCGATCCAATTGATACTTCTGGCAAGTCGAGATAAAGTGCAGAACCATAGACGCCAGAATTGCCGTAATACACTCTGAACTGCGTGCTGAAGATAGCCATCCCTAAATAATCTTCAATGGCAAATCGAGTTGCTAGTTCGATGCTTTCGAGATAAGCATCCTGAGATTCGTCTTGAAATAGGTTTAACTGCTGCGTTATTTCCTCAAGCGAGAGCCATTGCGTTACCGTGTCCCGCGCTATTTGTTCTACTTTCGCATAGTTATACGGATTTCGGTTTGACCCGAAAAACTCCGATAGCGTCATATTTTCGACTGGCATAGTTCACTCCCTATGCTGGACAGACTGCGCGCACACCAGCAAATACATCACGAATGGTTGAGCATACCCGCTTCTCTGCATACAGAGAAATAAATCCGGGCTGATACTGCTCAAGACGTTGAATACTCATCATCTCGTTATCGGCAATGGTCATGAAGCAATCCCAAGCAGCCAGATAAATAGGTGCCGTAGATGCCCCGTATTGGTTCATATAAGGATTTGGGATAACTGGGAATCCAAAGATGCTACATACGGAACCACCATCATCATCACCTGATTCAAATAGAACTGGGAATCCAGCGGTGTCTTTTAATTGCCTAAACAATTGGATTGTGTTCGGGTGCATCATCCACGCTGTACACGGACTCATCCAATACTGAGAAGGAAGTGCAGAAGCTAAAGCGGTAAGGTCGTTGTAAGTAACAACAGTCTTAGACGCTGCGGCTGTTTGTAGCATCGTGTGCCGACCGTTAGTAGTTGCTGATCCACTAGTACCGAAAGATGCTGCCGATGTACTACCATCGTAGAAATTTAACCCTCTGAGTCCATCCGCTTGCCCTGTTTGTGGCGTTGATGCTCCGCTAGCTTGATCGTTGTTTAACATCATCGACAAAGCCTCTTGCTGTGCGAATTCTAAGGCTATATCTGAGACAATGCTTTCATCAAGTCCGTTAATGTCAGACATAATTGCCGTCCGTATAGGCACGACTGCATTAATAGATTTAACAGAGACTTGCCAGAAAGATGTGGCGTAGTTGCCTACATCATTCTTTACGCTGTAGCCCCACGGGTTCGTGGTGCTGGTTTGGATTACTGTAGCGTTACCTGTCTTGACTACGAAGGCTTCATCAGAACCGATAGTGGTTATTTCGCGAACGCCACACATACGAAAGGGGTTTCCGTATCGCAATGGCGCAAAGGCTTGATCGTAAATAACGCGACCACCGACACCAGTACCAGAACCCGTAAGTCCGGCTGCTTCCTTCAAACTAACATCAGCCCGACCCTCGGACAATGCTGTTTTTACTGCTTCGAGAATTAGGCTCATGTGAGTTTCCTTTAAATTGGAAAGACGGGG